AGGTGGCACCTCGCAAGAGATTTCCCTGCCCAATTCTAACACACCCTTCTTAAGTATATGTGTTGGCACGATTACTGTTGACTGCTCTAACACGAACGCCCAATACGCAGCCTCGGTTACTGATAAACCTGATGGCTCCCACGCCTTAGACTTATTGAACCAACACTCAACTTCAATGTATAAGTTGTTAGTAATCCACCACTTCCTGTCGCGCTTGACTTCTACTGTGCGCCCACCAGTAAGTAACTCCTCGACCAATTGCTCACCCTTACGACCATACCCAAAGTCTAAATCGAACGAAGAGTTCTTTACCATTTACTTATCCCACTTATCTCTGAGTACTAGCAAGGCTATGATGGCGTAGTTAGCTAAGTCCTTGAACGAATCCTCAAGGGATTCATACTCAGGTTGGTTACTACCTGTATCAATCAGGTTGTTAATACGAGCAGTCTTATCGTGGATACGAACACGAAGCCCATTGAGGGCACCGCCAGGTGCGTCAGCAATATTCTTAGCCCCATAATCCCTGTGCTTCTTAAGCAGGACAGACATCAACTCATCGTATACAATCCTTACATCCTCTTCGAACTGGGTGGGGTATCGTATAAGTTCTTCTTTGTTAATAGTGGGACGCTTAAGGTCACTGTCAGGATATCCTTTTCTTGATTTGTCCCAGTTATCTGGTAACCCATGCCAGCTAGGTGTTCTATAATCTGCCATATCTCTTCACTCTCTATTCTTGAATAGTTGCTTGAGTTCTCCATCGAAGTCTTCCATCACGCTTTCTACTATAATATCCTCAACAGTTTCACCAATCATTTCAGGGTAAACTTCTGCTGTGAATAAAGTTAAGTAAGATGATTGTGTTATCTCACCGATATACTTTGCATCATCTCTGTTATCATATAGCCCGCGTAATAAACTACCAAGCAGTAGACGAAACCCACCTGGCAATATCATTGAAGGGTTGAACTCTTCTCCATCATCAAGCATGTGTTCAACCACAGCAAATGCATCACTTAATATTTCTCCACACTCAGGACATCTATAATTTTTACCATCAAAGAACTCAGACATTAGCTAGTCCTGCTCTCTTAAGTATTGCCTGCGCCCCGTTGCTAGTATAGAATGAGTTAGGGTCTTCGCCGTCGGGGAACTGGACGATAGTAACAGGGAGTTCTCTTGCAAGTGAGTTGGCAAACTCTTTGCCTGGTTGGTCTCCGTCCGCAAAGACAAAGACTCTTTCGAAATCGGCGAGGAGTCTCGTGTAATGTTTCTTCCAACTATTAGCCCCTGGCACACCAATACAAGGAATACCGACACAGGAAGACATAGTAATAGTATCCAACTCACCTTCACAAATACCAATGTAATCACCAGCCCGCTCAATATCAAGAACATTATACATTTTAGTATCAGCGCCAGTGAGTCCCATGTACTTAGGCTCCACTGCAGGATTGAGCGAACGAAACCGTAAATCCACAACACCAGTCTTAGTAACATATGGTATACTTAACCTTCCTTGGTACATTTCATGGCCTATCTCAGCCTCTACGACTACGCCTAATCGCGCCAGCCGTGCTACTTCTATCGGAATGCCCCTGCTTTTTAGGTAGCCTTCTGCCTGATAAATGTTTGCCGCGTACTTCTCCGCTGCTCGTTCCAATAATTCTCTCTGCGAATTCTTTTGCATCTCTTATACTAATTCCTTCTCTTTGTGATATGATTTGCAAACTGTTTCCCTGAACCCCGCATGCAAAGCAGATGAACACATTGGTGTCCAAGTTGGCTGTGCCCGATTGATGTGTATCTCCGTGGAATGGACATCGCAGATTTGTTTGCCCGTGATTGCGTCGTATGTCCGCACCATAGTGGATAAGGACATCTCTAATACTTGGTAGGTCATTCATATCTCTCTCTCATCCACTGCTCTAAGTCTTGTATAACCCACGCATTCTTAACGCTATGATTACGACGCTTCACTATGACGAAGGCTGGAGGTATGTCCGCCAACCCTCGAGCCTTCGCATAGTTCTTTGCCTCAACCTGCGCCTCGTCCCAGAAGGCAGGTAAGTCTAGCTTCTTACGATTCTTTAACTCAAGTATATAAGTCTTACCACGCATGAATACATACAAGTCCCCTTCGTCCTTAGCACCAGCCTTAGTTAATCGCTCTGCTACTGCCTCGTTATCACGAAGCCATCGCATTACATCAGTCTCAAACTGTGCACCTTTACGTCCGTTGGGGTTAGCCATTAGTATGCGCTCTTATCTTTCTCTAATATTCTCGTTGCCCAGTCAAGTCCGTCGCATACGCCCTGCGTATAATCGTCCCTAACCTGCGGTTTGGCATCATTAATCTTCTGTATGCAGATGGCAACATGTCTGTGATATTCAGTCTGTGCCATTTCTTTTGCATGTATCTCCAAGTAATCGTCATCCATTGTAACTCCTAACCATTCTCTGGTATATCTTCAACGAACATATACTCAGGATTGAAAGCAATCCAAGTCATTAGTCCACCACCCGCGTCGGCTTTGCCATAACGGTTCTTGACAGGGGCCACGCCCATTGATGTGCCCACAACACCAAGCGTGCAAATGAGTGCGGGGAGCTGAGCCACCTTTCCCTGAATCGCGGAACGAGGCTGGCAAGGAGAGCCAGGTACCGCCTCACTCGTATGATGTAATACCAACACACCCGCATTCGTAGCCCTAGCAAGATACTTCAACTCCTTCATGATAGCTCTCATAGAAGAGAACTCTTCGCCACCATCGGTGGCTACATCCATTAAGTTATCTACAACTATTAGTTGTGGTGGACATCCCCACAATTCTTCGAAGGCTTGTACTTCCTCATCGATATCTTGTAGTGATGGTGCTGATTCAAATGACCAAACAATATGACCAGCCTTAGCTAGCACTGCTCTTGTCCAACCTAAATCAGTATTCAATAATCCTTCAACATCAGTCTGATTCTTACCCGAAATCATAGATGCTAATCGCATAGCCATTGTGTGTGCGTTAGTGTCGGCGCTAATGTATAGCGTAGGAACCTTCATCTTTAGCGCAAGAGCTAAGGCAAGTGTTGACTTACCTACTCCTGGCGCTGCTGCGAACATCGACACTTCGCTCCGTCTGAGGACAATCTTGTTTGCCTCGAACGCTTTGAAGCATGATGGGAGCGGTTCTCCGCCGATACTAGGACGACCAACGCTTCTGACAAGTGTACGCAATTTTTATTCCTTTTGAATAGAAGCCGTAGCCAATCCATGACTAACTGACTACGGCTCATTGATTCTTTATTTAGTTTACTGGCTTGCACTGGTCAGCTGTACCCTGTGGGGTAGGACATGCCCAGAATGCATACGGTTTACCAGTCTTGCTACTGATTCCACTACGATAGATACGAGCTCCGTGCTTACACGTTGGAGCTGCGGTACCTGATGCTTCCGAGACTGGGCTGGGTGGTAAGGAGAGCGGTGGCGTTGTGCTTGTTGTGGTACTTGGCGTCGATAAAGGGGCTACATTGTACGCACCTGCCAATAGCTTGTTAGTTGCAGCAATCTGTGTAGCGTAATCACCTACACCTTCAAGCAGTACACTAAGTTCATCAGCAGTATTGGCACGGATGTTAATCATATCACCAGGGCCAGTCTTATACGAGACTTGCAGTTTCCATTCTTCGTTCATTTATTTCTCTTTCTTTGAAGTAAACGAGCAGTGCTCTGTGAGCCCGCATCGGTTACAGTTGTTTGTGTTGGGTAAGAATATACCAGCACGGCGTGCTTTGTCAAATTTTTCTACGAAGTAATCAATCATCTCGGTTGAGTATTTGGTTAGGTCTTCCATCTGACCAGTGCCAGACTGACGAGCCATCCAATAGTTACCATAGTTTATATCAACACCGAAGACTTTCTTTAGCCCTGCTCGGTAAAAACCTAGCTGTAGGCTGGAGTCAGGTGTGCGTTGCGATGTCTTCAAGTCTACCACAACCAACTGACCATCAACATCAAAGACTCTATCGATTACCATCTTGACTGGAACACCAGCAAATTCAGGTATGATACCTAGCTCAATCGCAGCAACGCCTTCAGGCGTTTTCCAAATCTTCCAATTCTTGTTGACTTGTCGCCACTCGATGTAGGATTGGACCCATTGTGGACCAGCGATATTCCAGAAGGAAGCATCTTCCTTATTGGGGTAATCTTTCGTAGCCCTACCGCCAACTCTAAGCGTCGATAAGTCGACATCTTTGGTATATTCATTCCATGCCTCTTCCCATAATTGTTTACTCAACATGTTGTCTGTCCCATTCTTCAGTAGCCTTGTGGAATGCGGAGCCACCTGCGCTCCATACCGCTGGCTTCTCTGGTATCTGCAACAGTCGGCTGAGGTAGTATAGATAACCGCAGTCGATGAAGGTAGTCAGAGCTGAATAGGATACATGACCTGGTATCTTATAATCATCAGAGAGATATACTCCCATCAGGGTATAATCCTTTCATTAAGACTTGCTATATATAATTATATATATTATAATATAATTAATATATATTATATACAGACCCCTTCGGGGTCTTATTATTATTTAATATATAATATATATAATTATACCTGACAGAGGAGAAGCTGTCTAGGGGTAATGTATCTACTTATCGGACAGTAGGAAACACAAAAGACCCCCCTTCCCAAGGTGATTACCTTAGGTTGGGGGGTTTAGTGTCTTAAAACAGCCTTAGAAGGCGTTTAAAGGGTATTCTAGAGGCTACTCTGCGCCTCGGCCGAACTCCTTAG